GTGTTTTCGGTGACAGTATTTGAAAAAAGCTCGATAGAATCTGTAATTTTTCAAACAGCCGACGGTTACGCACGTGTCATGGACGATAACCAATTGAATTTGTTCGGTTATTGACCGGACAGTAGTGTCACGACATACTTCTTTACGGCGATCTCTTTCGCGGCCACGAATCGGCTCCGTCGTTACGTCACGGAGCCATCGATTCGGACATCCTACCCAATGTCAATGACGTGGCCGACTAGCCCGGCACGTCGCTCATTGGTATTGGCGTCGTGGTGGCGGCAAGCGGGAAGTCAAGCGCCCACCCGCTGCCGAGATCTCCAACGATATCCCAACCGGTAGGAGGAGACTGACTCGAGAAATTGTCAGTTATTGCATTTCCACGTCCAATTGTGGCATTTCCGTAGGGATAATAGAGATTGCAGGAACTGCTCTGGTTCATGAGGTTTGTTGCCAATGTCACAAGCAGATGAGTGGCATCTACTCGTGCACACGCTACCGCCGCAACGATGGAACCAGGGTTTTCGTTATTGCCACCGTCCATAACGGCAAAGCCAGCGCCAACCGCTGCCTGGAGTGGGACGATAAGATCTGTTCCGGCGTCCTGTTGAACGGTAAGAATCAGCGAGGAATCGCCCTGTCGATAGGCATGTATGATCGTCGGCCCACCGACTTGGGGTATCCCCTCGGGAATTGATGTGAATACGTCGCCTCGACCAGAAGCAACTAATGCGCGCGCTGCTATCGGAGCGGCCAAGCGCGCAAATCGTTGATTATCGAGGGCATCACGGTGCGAGGAATCGCCGCCGGTCGCTATCCCGGTGGCCGGGTTCCATGAACTGTCGCGCGGATTGCTGTCGGTGGTTTGTGGGTTGCCGATGACGACATTCTGGGAAGAGCTTTCGGACATCGCTGCCACGACTTCTCTATGCATCTGCATACCGCCAGGGCCGCCATACGGAATCGCATTCCACCACACCAAAGGGAGTGCGCTCGCCGGCTGGTCAAGCATACCCCGCGCCAGCAGAAGGAAGCGCTCGGCCGCCGCCATGAAGGTTGCTTCTTCCGAGTACAATCGGAGGCTATCTGTCTCACTCCAGGGCCACAATAACGCGCAGACGTCGCTACTATCCTCCGCTGACAACGCGCCGGTCGCAGCCGCATCCGCCTCGCCGTCCGCTCCCAATTGCCACCCCGAAGGATCAGATCCATCCTCTGGATCATTGAGGAAGCTGCCGGGAAAGTTGCCGGCGACAACCAGATAAATTCCGTTGCCGCTCTCCATGGTGTAATTGCTGGGACTACCCGTCGTCGCTAGCACGTTGTAGGCGAGTGCGCCAATATACCAGGCGATGCCCTGAACCAGTAGAGCGGCTGCGCCATCATTTAGCGAGTAGTTTATCGCATTGGATTGCCCGTTCACCACGAGCATGATTCCGACACGTTTGCCTCGCGCCCAGCGTGTTGCGTAGGCCAGTAAACTTGATGCGTCGGTGTTGCTAATTGCGGTCGCCCATACCGCGGCTTCATGCAGCCAACACTGCGCGCCCCCAAGTACTGTGGTATCATGAAGAAGCACGATTGACCCGCCCGTAAAACCCTGAGGGACCGGCGCCGCGGTGGCAACCTGCGTCGCATCCAACCACGCGTCGACCCCCCCCCGGCTGTGTAGCGCAGGACAATTGAGTGGGTGTGGCGGCGTTCGAGCGAAGAGGACAAGACCGTCTCGCTCGCACCAGGAAACAGCACGAGCCGTGATCCGCCGCCGGAACTGTCCGCCTGCAATATCGGGGACGACCCCAGCGTCATCAGAGTGATTGGATTAGCGTCTCGTCCCGAGTTCTGCCGCCAATTCGGACGCGACCAAACCAGGTACCAGGTCCAACTCGCTGCCGAGCTGTAACGCAAGGTAGCAGCGCTGAAGCCGAGATCGGGATCAAGCGCCGGAGCCAGCGTGTTCGCGCCACCTACGACCAGCCCTATTCCCCCTAGATGGCCATTGAGCCTGGGGGTCGCCACTGGAGGGCCCGCCAAGACACCGAAGGAGTAGGGCGTGAGCGCACAACCAGCTTCGCAGCTGTTGGGCAGGCTCCCTACGGGCAAATTCCACCCCATAATCGGATTGCCGCTCGGGTCCTGGAACCCGCCGACTGAACTTGCGTCCCACCAAGCCACGACGTTACCAATGGACGTCGGGGACGAACTACCCGCTCCTGTGTTGGAGGGAATCGGCGATGCCCGTAGGGCCGTCCAAAGCGCCACCTGGCCGCCGCCAATTCCCATCGGCGAATTTGGCCCCACGAAGGCGACACTCATCTAGGTCACCGTAAATGATGTCGGGTACACCGTTGGTAGGCTACCGTTCGTACCTTCAACCCAGGCATACCAGGTTCCCGGAGTCGCCGGGTTATTGACGTAGGCGCCCCAGAGATCGGTATTGACGTAGGACGCCTGGGTCCAATTGGCCGGTGGGGTCGTTGGCGACGTCGAAAACCCAAACTGAACCGGAGCATTCGACGGTGTGATTTGGGCGTTCACGCCGATCTGGCCGCTACCATGCGTGTAGCTACCCGACGGGGGGGCATTCCATGTGATCGTGGTCACCGAAATACTGGCCGCGGCCGTACTTTGCGAGACCACGGACGACAGCATCCCATTCCCCAAGGCATTGGTTCCAAATATCTCAAAGTCGTAGCTGGTGCTCGCCGAAAGTCCGGTTACGCTGGTTGCCGTGCTCGAAAGGCCGGATGCATATGTCGTCCATGCCGTCGTGCCGGTTGGTCGATAGCTGATCGTATAGCTGATCGGAGTGGTCCCGACGCCGGGTGCGGACCACGTGAGGGGAAGAGTCGTGCCCGTTGGCGCACCGGCAGTAAGCCCGGTGACCTGCCCGGGAACAACACCCACCGCTGCGGCGGTGGCTCCCGTGACAACGCTAGAGGATGGACCGGATCCGGCGGAATTGTTAGCAAATACCTCAAAGTCGTAGCTGGTGCTCGCCGAAAGGCTAGTTACGATGGTTGCCGTGCCCGAAAGACCGGATGCATATGTCGTCCATGCCGTTGTGCCGGTTGGTCGATAGCTGATCGTATAGCTGATTGGAGTGGTCCCGACACCGGGTGCAGACCATGCGAGGGAAAGAGTCGTGCTGGTTGGCGCATTGGCGGTAAGCCCGGTAATCTGGCCGGGAAGAACGCCAGCCGCTGCGGCGGTGGCCCCCGTGACCACGCTAGACGATGGACCGGATCCGGCGGAATTCGCAGCAAATATCACAAAGTCATAGGTGGTGGATGCCTGGAGGTTCGAAATGTTATAACTTGTGCCGATGACGGCTGAATTTGCCGTACTCCAGGCCGTCGCTCCGCTCGCCTGGTATTGCACGTTATAGCTCGTAACCGAACCTCCCGAGGCAGGTGCCACCCAAGCCAATGAGGCCCCATCGCTTGACACCCCGGTGATGACAACACCGGTGACGGCGCCCGGTATAGTTTGGATACTCTGAGTTATACCACCCGAGACCGACGCATAGATGACGCTGCCACCTGAATACGCCACGCCTTGCATCATGCACGAGAGGCCCGAGGGAAGAACCGATGTCCCCGACGAACTCACGATACCAGCGCCGAAAGTCACATTGGCTCCGCTCAGATTGATAACGCTACACGCAAAGCCGGATCCCATATTGGCAAACACCGGCGTTAATGTGATCGGTTGGCTGCACACAAGAATTCTCCCGTTGTGTACTGTTCCATCGAGCGTCGCGCTTGTAGTTATCTCAACCACGGGATATTTGTAACTCGGTTGATTAGACACTATCCATGCCCATATGGCGCCAAAGGTCTGACAGACCATTGTGTCGCTAGCCTGAGCGACCCAAGTAGTATCGCTGTTTGATGCTGCAGCGGCGGGCTGCGCCTCGTTGATGGTCAGCCCGTTCAGAAAATTCTGGTAGGTAATGGAATCGGCGGTGCCACTCTGACTAATTCCAACCAGATCCCCCGTGGAAATTGTCGTCACGACCGGCAAGTCAGCGATGCTATAGGAGGCGCCGCTGACGCCGCTGGATGCGGCGCTGCCCGTCGCAGAGATGGTTCCAGCCGAGCTAATAGCAATGTTGCTGCCAGCGGAAAACAGTCCGCGCAGGAGTGATAGCTCGAGCAGCATGGGTGAGCCGCCCGAACTGAGCACAGCCTGATCAGACGGTTCAAGGACCGTCTGGCTCGCAAAACTTGCGTGATCCGCGCCGGTTGCGGCCAGAACGCTGGACTGCAGGCCAAGCCCTACCCCGACACTAATGGATTCGGGCCCGCCCAGTCCAAGACTTTCCCGGCCGAGTAATGTGCCCGTGGGCGCCAGGATCGCTGGTTGCACACCAGACAGCAGCGTACCAACGCTTACCGATTGCGTCATGCCGCCGTGGCTAAGTGGGATCTCGTCGGCAGGGTCAACTGCAGAAAGCGACGGTAATTGACCAATCGTTGGCATAAACGCCTCACAGGATGGGGGGACACAGCAAATGTCGGTTGAGGTCGGTTACGCCAGGACGATGGTTCCGCTCATCACCGATATCCATTGGCCGCTACTGCCGCCTACGACCAGGACCCCAGTGCCTGCTCCGGCCGCCTCACCAGTCTTGCGACCGTTGGTCGCATAAGCGAGGGCTCCGGCCACGGTCGCCGGTAGTGTCGCCACGATATAGGTTGGGAGGCCGATCGTGCCGCCACCAACCGATAAGCTGCCCGTGACCGACGCGCTGCCTTTGGCAACAAGTGTACCTGAGGAGACTGTCAGCCCGGCGTTCATCGACACCGCGCCCTGGAACGTACTCGTGCCTGAAAACGTCGCGGTACTACTGGCAGTCACAGGACCGCCCAGGTATGACGCCCCGCCTACGGTTAAGCCGGTCGGACTATACAGCGTACCACTAACCAAGAGATTGCCTTGCAGGTGTCCTCCACCAGAAGAACCGAAGGCGGCACTATCCCAGTACAAGGTGGTATTGCTTTTGTGGTCAAGGAGCAAGCCTCCGTCGGCGCAAATGGTGCTTGTGATATGAAGAGCGCTGATGCTCGTGTCATAGAAGGTATTTATCAATCCGCCGTAATCAAACGCGATCTGCTGCCCCGTGGCCAGCCATATGGTCCTGCTCGAATTAGTAACCAGATTTCCGGACGCGCCGTCAGCAACCGAGACCGATGTCGAAAGTGTTAACGTTCCGGACTGCTGCCCTGCGCCATCAAAACTATACCCCGTTTGCGTGTACGTATCGGGTCCTATTTTGATTTGCGCCGTATTGGACGTTGAGACAGGCTTGCCGTACACGCCTGACGAGGTGAAAGGTAGGACGTTACTTACGTGAATGCTGGCAACGGGGCTCGTCAGAGAGGTAGTGACTTGGGGTGCTGCACCCGCGGTGCCGTTGGGGAATGCACTGCGGGTATCTATTACCGCGATGGAGTAGTTGCCTTGAAGGTTTAACATCCACTTGAACTGAGACGTAGCACTCGTGGTAGTTGCGATACCGTTAGCCCATTCAAGTGGATATCCGCCCGACGCTAACGATATTGCTTCGTTTGCACAGAGCAGGAGGCCAGACCGCGCGTTAGCATCGTCAACGTTGTTCGCGTTAAGGTCTGTTTCATTTCCCACCAAGGAGTTCGCGATCGACGATGGCAGGTTAGTTTTATCGACGGCGGGCAACCAGAGAGCCCAGAGTTCCGCCATCTGCCGGCCTACCGGGACGCCACCGGGCGGTAAGCTGCGTGTGGGCGCTGACTGTATTGAGACATGTTGGGCGGCAACCGGGGACACGCCAAGCGGTCGTAAGGCGGATGAGTTCAAGTAACTGACTAGCGAATAGACTTCCGTGCCCGGACCGTCAACGGCATCGCCGCCAGCGTTCAGACTGCTGCCGACGGTGGTGGTCAGCAGGGTATTCGTATTCGACGAGCCGGCGCCACCTGCAAAGGCCAGCGTCATAGCGGCGCTAACAAGCGGACCGTCCCCAACCGCGCTCTGAGCTCGCGTCGCCCCCAGCAAAGTGGGTACGCCTGACCCAGTGAATGACTCGCTCATCATAAGGGGTCCCGTCATTGTATCGCCGGACTTCTGAACTTTCGCATCCGAGTAGGTTTTGGTCACCGCGTGCAGGCTGCTCGTGGGGGCGCTGGCCAGGGTTAGGTAACCGGTTAATGTGCCGCCTGCCAATGGTAGTGTCGTTGCCACTTGGGTATCAACATATTGCTTGGGAGTGACCTGTAACGCTGTAGTGGGGTTGGACGGTAAAGTGACGGGCCCGATAAGAGTGCCGCCGGCCAGCGGCAACGCCGTACCGACCTGGGAGTCCACATATTGCTTTGTCGCAGCCTGCATCGTGCCCGACGGATTCGCGGCCAATGACAGGGAGCCGCTCAGAGTTCCCCCGAACAACGAAAGCGTTGTTGCTATCAGCCCATCTACGTATTGCTTGGGCGTCGCCTGAAGTGCAACGGTTGGACTCGCCGAAAGGGTAAGGGGGCCGGTCATCGTCCCGCCGGCGGTAAGCAGGGATTTTGTTACTTGTCCGGCAACGTATTCCAGTGTAGCTGCCCCGAGCGGGACGGTAGGGTCTCCCGATAACACCAGGAGACCAGTCATTGTATCCCCAGAGCGGAACATGCGAGTGTCTACATACTCTTTGGTTGCTGCCTGCAATGCGGTTGAAGGATCCCCTACCAACACCAAAGGCCCGGTCAACGAGTCGCCGGAGCGGAACATGCGCATGTCCACATACTCCTTGGTTGCCGCCTGCAATGCCGTTGAAGGGTCCCCCGCCAACACCAAAGGCCCGGTCAACGAGTCTCCGGCGCGAAACACGCGCGTGTCCACATACTCCTTGGTGGCGGCCTGCAATGCCGTTGAAGGGTCCCCTACCAACATCAAAGGCCCGGTCAACGAGTCTCCGGTGCGGAACACGCGCGTGTCCACATACTCTTTGGTTGCGGCCTGCAGTCCGATTTCCGGGTCGCTAGCCAAGTTGAGAGGTCCGGTCAATGTTCCGCCAGCTTTTGGCAGGGTGGCCGCGACGAAATCGGCCAGTCGCTGCTGCGCTGTGCTCCCAGTCGCCGTCACCAACAGTTGGGATCCGTCGACGTTCGCAGCGCCCGGTAGACCGCTCAAAAATTGGGCGTAGGTCACGGCAACGTTGGTGCCAGCCTGACCTATCGGCACGCTATCCGTCGCGGCCGGTACATTGCCGGCAGGCAACGTCGACACGACAAAATTGCTTGCCGCGGCAGTCAGGGTTCCGAAGGTAAGAGCCAGGTTGGCCCCGACAGTTATCTGTTCTAGGCCTCCAGTTCCGGTGCTCGGACCACCCAGCAGCGTCCCGCTCGCGACAGATAATTGCGGTTGAACGCCAGCCAGAACCTGAGCCCGCGTGATTGAGCGGGCGATTCCGCTCTGGCTGACCATAAATTCATCGGTGTCAGACGCAGCGGTTGCCGGTGCTAGTTGATCGATCGTCGGCATATTCGGGCACAGCTCCAGAAAGGATGATTGTTGCCGATTGGCAAACTAGATGTGAGACGGGAACCAGCACAGAGTGGTCTGAACGGGTCATCCCCGACGGTCGGTTCATCGGGAGGACGGCGCCAATATGGGGTTGCCATTCTGGTCCGTGACGACTGTCCCTGCATTGGTCTCAAGTGCATCCGCGGGGATCGGTGGAACCGACAGATTCAAGACCGGCACCAGAACACTGCGCTGGATGGTTCGCCCATTTACCGTCCCAACGACGATGGTCACAGTATAGGTTGTGCCGCTTTGGCCCTCCGTCAGCCAAAAAACGCATCGTGTCCCGTCCACTGTTGTGCTACTGACGGATAGATCACCCGGATTGTCTGGGGTAACCGTTACGTCAAGCGTCGCTATCGAGTCCCCATCATTCCCGACCAGCGCTGGCGATATGTCGACCTCATAATCGAGTGTGTCACCGGGATCTTTGGTCGGCCAGTTCAACAGCGGAGGTGCAACAGCCGTCGAACCGCGCGTTACCGGAATGAAGCTGTCAATCGTAACAGACCTTGCGCCGCTTGGCTTCCAAACATGGCTCGCAGGTGTAGACATTGAAATCTCCTAGCGCTTCTCCCCGTATCCCGGATGCGCGCGTCAACGGAATGGTGTGATCCACCAGATGGCAGCGGCAGTTCAACGGCATGATGAAAAGGCAACAAACCACTTCGAAAGTACAGTGACCATCTGCATGCTCAACGGATTAGCCTGGTACGCATCCACTAGCTTTGACGAAAGCTGTTCGTCACCTAAACTTGAGGTCTTGCATAACCTCTGGACACGCGCCTCGACATTCGCGTGCGGGACGTGAATTCCGCCGGGGCCCCAAGGGGGCGCGCCTGTACGAGCCCAAATACGGCAGAGTGCTCCGGGCCTCTCCGTCATATCCCCTGCGGCCAGTGAGGCTGCCCGCAGCTACCATCTGACGACGACCAAACCTGGCGCGCCGGCGGCTCCATTATACGGTGTGGCACTATTCGCACCGGTACCGGCCCCGGCGGCGCCTCCCCCAGGAAAATTGCCGGCGACACCGCTTGTCCCACTGTTCTGAGTCCCCCCCATTGGGGCCGCTCCACCGAGGCCGCCCTGATTCAAAATGCCTGCCTGTCCGGACGACCCCCAAATATTAACGTCCCCGCCCACACCGATGCCGCCTGGAGTTGCCCCATTGAGCGGGCTTCCGACTGAGGCCAGCTGATTCAAGCCCCCCCCTGTGGCGCTGACATAGGTGCCAAACCTCGACGCGCCGCCCACTGTCGCTCCGGCGCCCGCCATGGTCCCGCCATTTCCACCTGGCCCGACCGTCACCGGAACTAGTTGGCCGCCTACGAGGTTTGCAATCCGCATACGGGCATACCCCCCGCCGGCCCCTCCCCCGCTTGGCGTGCTACTCGTCGACGCAAATGAACCGGAGCCACCGCCCCAGAGTTCGATTTCCGCCTGCGTCACACCAGGTGGTACGGTAAAGTTGCCCGAACTCGTAAAGGTCTGCACACCGGACGCGAAGCCCGGTCTCAGCTGCGGCAGCTTCCACGTGAGAAACGGTGCGGTCGGTGAAAGCGCAATGTTGGATACCAAAACTTCGGTCTGGCCGTAGCTCACATTGATCGTATACAGCCCGACCCAGCCGGCATCCACCGGCGGTGTCTGTTGCAGGCCAGTTAACGCCGGCGCGCCGGCTTTGAGTTGCAACTGAACCCGCTGTATGCGCTGCGTATTTTGCGCGACGCCCGAGTTTGCGGGACCGCTATAAGGTTGTGCTGGATTCGCCGCATTGTAATACGGCAGTACTACGGGGTTGACGTCGCTTTCGAGAAATGAGGCTTCGATTAGATAATTGGTCGACTGTCCCGATGTCGTCGGAGTGACCAACGTAAAGCTCGTAGACGAGATGTTTATTCCTATCTTCACGAGCGGGTCGGTCGAGTCCGCCGGCAGGGAGCCGTATGACAGAGTGTCGACAGTAGTCAGCTGGGTGAGGCTGCCCGGCCCGACCGTTACCGTCAGCGATGCGGGGGAGGTTGGGCCACATGGAAGGCCATCAGCGATCGTGTTTTGTCCCAATACGGCCTGCGCCAAGTAACCCAAACCAACCATGGCATTCCGATTGATGGACAACATATCCGTGTCAAGCGGAATGCTTCCGGGATAAACAATAATTCTGTCCATGAAACTCTCCGCAGGTGATTAGTCGGTGATGTTCGTCCAAGCTATCGTCGCGGCCGGTAGGACTCCCATGATGGCCGAATAGATATCGGCATCGGTAACCTGGGACTGCACCATGGCCAAGGACGCGTACTCGATGGCGCCTACCCCGTAACCACCGGCAAAGTCGCCCCATCCGGTCACCTGCCCTATGCCGCCCTCGTTGGGTCGGTAGGCGGTCACAAAGCATTGGAACGGCAGGTTCAGGTTACCCCAGCCGCCAGCGGCGTTGTAGGCAATCCCTCCACCCTGCCCCGCGAACGAGGTGTATCCTCCGGTGTCAGTGGTCCGGGCGGACTCGAATATTACCGGAACTCGCCCCGTTAGATTCTGTAGCACGGATTCCACGGCCAAACGCGTGGCGCGTTCACGAAACATTTCTAGCATGATGCGGCAACGTAGCGCGTCGTCACTTTCCCTCGGTCGCCGCCGAAGCCGCCGGCCAAAAAAGTCCCACGCTATCAAGTCCAACCATATGTCGCCGGCGGTGAGTATTCGCGTCTGCGATATGGCGTACTGCAGCATGGTGTATATCAGCGACCACGCAGCACCGAGGCCGCCAAGCAGACTGTCCAGTACAGGAGTGCGATCGGGAAACCAGCTCGCGGGCAGCACGGCGCTCAGTCGATTCTGGAAGTCGGTCTGGTCACCGATCATATCAGTTCACCGCCACAGTTCCAGCCTTGATAATTCCGGTGCTTCCGGAAACTAGATCTGTCGTGCCGCCATTTACCTGCAGCTGCGTGACGTTGATAACCGCGCTGCTAGCATCATAGGCCACCTGTGCTAGACGGGTAAGCGGCAACAACGCCCCTATTGTCAACGAATTTATATAACTCGCAATGGCCGACGCAACGGTAGATACAACCGCGGAGCTCGTAGCAGTCGCGACAACCGATAACGTCAGCGTGACGTTTGCCTGAACAACGTTAGGCGGTTGCACAGAAAATATTGAACCAATAGGCCGGACGGCGTCGACGCTGGTGTATACGGTGGAAAGAAGTGACGATGGCGGATAGCCGGAACCATCGTCGACCGTAATAACGAAGCTCCCAACCCAACTGGCACCGCTCGGGTCCACGTTTTCCGCTATTATGAAATCCAATCCCTGCTGAATACTGCTGATCGCGTACCCCACAGCACTGATTGTCGCTCGCGAACGGCTCTGCAGATAGTTCTGAAACCCTAAGCGAAAGGCGGCATCGGACTCCGCGTCCAAACCGTTCTGGGTCGCTGCCGGATTGGTGACCAGGTCTACACCTGGCATTGCGGTGGCTATCAGCGAAATCGTGTTCGCGAGGACGTTGCCAGCATTACCGGGCACCTGCGCAACAATTGGAACCGTGAGAGAACCCACGCCAGGACTGATCGTGTATCCATTAAGTTCCACGTTCCACACTGAGTTCGTACCATCGACGGTAACGACAAATGTCAGCGTCCCATCCCCAGTCCGGACCAAAGCTCCTGCGGGTACTAGCGAGGAAGCCGTCGCGGTATAGCGAGAAAACGTAACCGATCCGACTGCGGGTACAGCGGGAAGACGGCTCAGCGACATATCCGCCATCCAGCTATCGAGATCCGTGCCAACACTGGTGGCAGCCCTGGTCATCTGCAAGACCTGCAGAATCAACCATTGCATCCAAAGCGCCACGGACGCATTGGCTTCCAGAACTGCGCGCAGCGTAGAACCCGTCGTGAGGTCCAGCAACTGAATTGCCGCGGACTGCACCGCGGCAGCCATGTTTTGGACGAGGGAGGTGAACGTTTGAAGCGACAGTTGCATGATCAGCTGCTTACCGAGAATGTCAGCATTTGCGTCTCACCGCTTAGTGAATCGGTGTATCGAATATTAACGTACACCGCCGACAAGGCTCCCGCCGGGGATACCTGCACATCGACGACAGGTTCCGGTGTCCGCGCAACGGCTGCCTCCCGGAATATTTGGCTCCGTATCGTCGCTGTAATTTGCGTCTCGTTCGCAGGAGTGCCGACGAAACTAGCCAATCCGGCCCCATAGTCGGTGTGCCATATATAATCCCCGGGATTGGTGAGTAGGCGGCGCATTACCCTTTGCTGGCCCAAAGTCGATCCCGATACGAGTGCGAGATCTCCCGTTGCGCTGGTGGTCAAGTCAGTTTCCCAGACGTGGAAGATGTCGTTCACGTGCTTCAGTCCTGTTCGTTGGGAACCGATGTCGTGCCGCCGCGTGAGTCGACATGCGTATGCCCATCGTAATGCGCACGAAGGCCCGAGAGGGGGCCATGGCTATCGTACACGTCCCCGTTTACATGAAGATCGCCACCCATACGAATGGTACCGTCGTTCTGAAGCTTGACGAAGCTGCCGGAACTGTGCACGAGCCAGAATTCCCCGACTGGCGCGGCTGGAGGCAGTTGGGCGGTGCTAAATGCGACACCAATAATCACCCCGTGCTCAGCGTTGCCCTCCTGCGCTAGCACCATTACTTGATCGCCCGGTGACGGCGGGCAAACGAGACCCCAGCCGGCGCCAACCCAAGGGGATAAGATCGGCAACCAACCACTTAGAACTCCCTCGGGCTGCAGAGTTACTCGTGCACACGCCGAATTGGTATCCACAGAGCTCACCACGCCAAACCGCGGCTGGCCCCCTCCATAATCCAGAGCCTCCGCGTGACCTTTTATGATGTTCAGGAGACGTTCCATCAACTAGCCGCGGTCGCACTGGCAGTGCCGGTTTGATTGCTCGCCGTTGATCGAGGGCTGCTACCCTTCGCCTTTATTCGCTGGGTAAATCCATCATTCAAGCTAAGGCGGCGCTCGACAAGATCGATAT